TATCACTGCTTGTGTTTGTTGCAGGTATTAAAGGTATACCTTTTGCTGATGACCTCATGGACTTAGTAGATACTCTGATGCAACATTTTGGTATTAAGAAGAAGACCGTTGAAACTGAGCTCAATAATTTCTTTGATGCGTTATCCCCCGGCTTAGCGCCATACGCTATGAGAGGTGTGTTGGACAACATAACAGGCGGTACAATTTCAACACGAATTGGTATGGGAGATTTGTTGCCATTGACGGGGTCGCTTAAAGAAGGGGCGTCGTTCAAACATGAAACGATTAATGCTCTCGGGCCAGTAGCCGCAGCAGGTAAAGGCATAGTAACAACAGGTTGGAACTTACTTGAGTATGGTGCAGAAGCTGTGGGTATTAAGTCTGATAAGAGCAACTTTATTGATGTGCTTAGAGATGCACCATTGACTGGGCTACGAGCGTTATCTGACTCCTACTCATACATGGATACAGGTCAGATAACTAACTCTAGGGGGCAAGTGTTGTCGCGAGAGATGGACAACAAGACTGTCCTTATGAGGATGTTAGGGTTCTACCCATCGGTTGCATCAAGGCAGAATGATATTGTTAGGATGGCGAAACAGACAGGTGACTACGCGAAGTCAGTACGTGCAGACTTCCGCAATGCTTGGGTTAAGGCAACTATAAATAAAGATACTGGATTGGCACGTTCTATTGAGACATCAGTGGATGAGTGGAATGCAGTCGCAGGTAATGACTCTCCTTTCTACATTAGTAACTTTATAAAGTCTGCTAATAGGTCACTACGCGAATGGGAAAAACCACCGTCTGAAAGACTACAACCTGCGAAGACTATGAATCCTACGTTAGAGCAGCTCCGTAGGATGTATGGGTTTGACTAATTAACCATCTGTAATTGACCCTGCAACAAATCCTCTGCGGCTACATCAGCATCATCTAGTATGCCTTGTAGTCGCGGATGGTTGAGGTTGATACCCACAACATATGCTTGACCTAGTTTGATAGGTGTGTTCTTACCTAAGAAACACTTCTTAGACTTAGGTGTAGCATCAATGTGTTCACAGGTAAGTTCACCACAGAACGATTTGTAATCATGGCCACTCATGGATAACCACTTACGGAAGTGAGTACGGTCTAACATTAGCGTACCACTGCTGAACACGTCAGTCATTGTCTTACGGAAGACATCGAACCTAACACGTATCTCTCCACGTGGTAATCGTTGGAAGTCAACCACTGGCTTCTGTCCTGCTGTGTGCATAACAGTGACAGCAACATCAGCGAAGTCACTAAGGTATGCTGATATGATATCAAACGAGTCCATCTTACTTTCTTCTGCCACTATTCGGATAGCACCTATCTGTTCAAGTACCCACTCAGTTCCCTTAGTATAGTCATAGTCAATCAATCCCCAGTCCTTAGCAAGTTTAGATGCTAGGTCTGATAGTATGATAGCTTGTTCCCAGAATCGTTCTTGCCCACTGAACTCAGCGCCGTATCGTTTGTGGAATGTGTCAGTTGCTTCGGCAACCATGGCTCTTATATCTTCAGAACCTATTTCCATCAACTTGTTTATGAATGTGTGGCCTGCATGACCGTAGTTATTTGTTACGAAGTTATAGAGGTTTCTACCTGCTGAGCTGCTCTTAGTAAATAGTTCGTGTGGCGGCACAGTAACCTCTAGTAAACGTGCCATCTGTGCATCGGTGTCTAACCCAGAGGCTATCAACTTAGATTGCAGTGACTTGTTTGTAGATACAACGACCGGGGTTGCCCATGTTTTTGTATCACGCTCTACTGCTGAGCGACTTAGTCTCGCCTTGTCTTTACCTTGGCTCACCCAGTAACAGAAGTCGCCAACCTCTTTGTCTTGCATCATGGTGACCTCATCAATGGTCATCGGTAAATGTGCATACAAACCCATACGGTTGAACAGTGTGTTCTGTGTAAACTTCGCAGCGAAGTGCAACTTGTCTGGGTCACCATAGATGGATTGTATCCAGTATTGGGCTAGTGTTTTACCACCACCTGTTGGGCCATATAACGATATCGTTAGTCCCTTCAAGCCAGTGAAGTTAAACAGTGGTGCTGAGAAACCAACGCCCAAAGCAAACATATGACTCGGCATATGTGCTTTCTCTAGCATGTTAGTCATCGTAGTCCACGCTGCAGCGTCTCCTTTCCTGCCATACATACCTGTACTTAAGTTGCTTGATGCTGTTGATAATGTAACTTGTTCTTCTGAGACACTGCCGTCATCTGCTTTGCTTATAACTGTGTCGCCTATAACAAAATGCGTATTGTTTTCTTTCCAACCCATGGTTGAATAGAGGTTGGTCATGGTACGTATCTGCCTTAGTTCTTCCATGTATGTTCGTAACATAAGTTGAAAATACTCCGTCTGTCGTTTGTTGAATAGCACAATACCTTGGTCTGCTATCGCAGTAGGAAACTCTCTGCTTCCATCTGTTAAGTATGCTTGTCGTAATTTAAGTTCAGTCCACCCGATGTGTGGTCGCTTCCAGTGGAAACGAACAACTTCATAATCAAGGTGGTCATCACGTCCATAACCTACAGGGTATATGTCAAACTTACATATGTCAATATCAGTATCATCAATAGTCATCTTGATACCATGCTGTGTACGCTTAAACGGTTTCGGGATAGGTACTAGGTTCGCTACCTTATCTGGTACTTCTGTAGTAATGGCTACCTCTTGGTACTGGATACCTAGTCGTGCTGGTGAGCCAACTTTGCCTGCATACTTACACCCTCTACAACCATTCGGTCTATCAGATTTAAGTTTGTCACAAGTTGTTGGTCCAGTAGCATTGTCTTTCCACTGGATAACTTTATCTCTTGTCGCTGACTCAGAGTAGGAGTCATGCCCCTCACTCCATTTGATTGCAGTATCTTCTGGGTCTACACAGAATGCCGCAACTCCGATGAGGCTATACCACAACGGCTCTGGTACATCCTTCTGGTTCTTAATTGCCCAACCAATCTGCTGACACTTACTAGATACAACAGAGCCAACAGCAGGTGGGTACTCTTGAGTCACTGCTAAGTTATTCAGCAACGAACTCTCACGTGGTTGTCGACTACTAGGGGCCTGATTGTATTGCACGTAGTTTGTAAGTTTACTTAGAAGAGCTTTAGGCGTAACAGGCTCAGCATCCACCAACAACTTCACCTCGTTCCCATTCTTAGGGTTGTGAGTTCCAACTGGTCGTAGTACCAGTGCACTGTTGGTTGTTAGTCCTGCATCAATATGAAACTCTTTCTCTGCTGCGGCTAACTTCATAGCACCAGCCAATGGCTTCCACTGCATAGGTGTTAGTTCTTCTGTAAGAACCCAGTATACATGCAGTCCGTTACCAGAGAAAATTATCATAGGCTTCGGTAGTTCCAACTCGTTGATGAACTTGCCTAGTGCTGTTAGTCCAGCCTTCCAGTCTGGATATGGCTTTGTTTCACCACAGTCCACATCAAGTGCCACAACTTTGGTTGCCCTAACGTTGTCTTGCTTTCGGTTGCCCTTAGTTTTAAAGGCTGATATTGCGTAGTAGGTATTGTTTTTAGTTTGGTCTGACCTAACACAGACCTTTGATAGCTCGTCTACACTGTTAAAGAACCCCTGTCTATTACCGTCTTTGTTGATGACAGTAGTGACGTAGAACCCCTTGGTAGGTAGAACGCGCTGTAGAAATTCCAACGTGTCCATTTGTCCTCCTCAATAAAAAGAGGGGAAGTTCCCCTCTCTAGTCTGCTTAATGATACTCCTCTAAATAATCAACGAGTTGCTTTTTTCTGTCCTTAGGGTCAAGCACAATGATATCGGGTGATGGCCACCCTTTGTCTTGCATAACTGACAGAAGTTTGCGTAGTGTATCACGTAGTTTGATATCATTATCTTTCCGAATGGGCGTACCCTTCTTCCAACTATGATAGGTCATACGTGACACTCCCACCACTGACGCCATGTCAGTGATAGTAAGCATCATATGCTTACGCAGCGACTCCACTTTAGAAAAATCAAGTGGCTTCGGTTTAGTCATCAGCAACTTCTCCTACAAGAGCAGCAATCTCATCAGCAAGATTAGTTGTAGCCTTGTCAACAACAGGTGCTTCCGCTGGCTCTTCAACAACTTTTCTCGCTTTAGGTTTTGCTTTAGGCTTAGGTGCTTCAACAGGTGCTGCTTTACCAAATCCCTTAGTCACTGGTGCTTCTTCAACCACTGCTACAACCACTGCTTCAACCACTGCTTCAACCACTGGTGCTGGCTTGGCTGCAACTTTAGGTACAACAGGCTTATCAATTTCTTTCTCACCTGTTATCTTTAACACTTGCTCAGTACCAAACAACTTATCTACTGCGGCTTGCGCTGCTTCATCAATGAAGCCACCAAATCCAAACGCTAACTTAGGGTATGACGCATCAGTATCGAAAGACAACGTGGTCTTAACAATCTCTGGTGGTATGCCTCTTGTAGATAGTTCTTTCTGGTAGGCGTTCAACCCTTTCAATGCACCCGGAGTTACTTGTAGTAAGTACACTGAACCATCGGCATCATCAGCAGCAACTACTGCTAAACGTTTCTGGTCTGCACAGGCTTTAATCTGCTGACCTTGTGGTGTTAACTTAGAACCCCAAGCATTCTGAGGACATGAGGCACACAAATCGTTCTGTGGATTGGTGCTGTCAGTATGTGGACCGACACCAGTCAACGAGAAACAGTCTGGTGCTGAAGGCTCTGCATCTGGAGTCCATGCTTTCTCATACCATGTCTTAGATAACCTAGGGTTAGCACCCACAATGATTACATCAATCTTGGTTGAGTCAAGGACTGTTTCATCACCGCCATCAACGATGCGGAAACGACTACCTTTGATAGAGATACGTGGGAAGCCATCGCCACCCGTTGCTAGTCCACCTGTTAACGATTGCGCTAATACAGATGGTGCGCCTACTTTGCCTGCAAGGTGTGCAGGAACTTGGATATTACTGGGAACAATATTTGACATTGTACTCTCCTATTTTTTATTATTAAACATCAACTTTGGGTGCAGGCTTACGGACATTGACGTCAATCTTTGTGCCGTATGTAACTCCTGCGGGGACAGCCTTGTTCATGTCGATGTATCCACGAACTGCTGTTTTACTTACACGCTTTTCAAACAAGTCGTATGCTTCATTCTCTCTGATAAATCCTAGCATAGCGTCCCAGTCTGCAACTCGAGCATAGTCATTGGTAGTTAGAAATGCTGTACCATGATTGGTCTTGAAGGATGTTACTCCGTCGGCATCTGCTTTCTCCTTTAACCACGACTCAAGTTTCGTCATGTTCTCTTTAATACCTTTGACCTTTGCTTTCGACTCAGACTCAATGGCTTCTTTCTTCTTGCGAAACTTCATGTAAGTTTCAATTACTTGGTCTACTGTTAGACTCATATGTCACCTCGTTTCTTGTTGTATTAAATCAAGAAGCAATCCCTGTAACTTTTGTTTGTTACGTAGCCTGTCATACATCTTAGCCTCCACTGCGATGGACTCAATGTGTACAACATTTGATACATGCTTCTTACCTATTCGCTCAATGCGACCATTCGCTTGAACATACTGCTCGTTACTTGTTATCGGTCCATACCATATGATGGTCGACGCTGATGTTAGCGTTAACCCATGAGCCATAGTTGCAGGATGTGCAATCAATACCCTTGGGTCTTTACTATTTTGGAAGTCGTTGAATATCTGGTTGCGTTTTGTTGAACTCACTGCACCATTAACAACTGCGACACTCCACTTCTTCTCCAACTTAGCCTTCAACATATGTAATGTTCCAGTTAACGGAACGAACAATATAACTTTCTCACCTGCTTCTTCAATCACCTCCTCTACTGCTTTAATTCTAGGCGAACAGTCCAACTCAATGTTCTGCCCGTCATCACCATAGACTACACCACATGCTATCTGTACAAGTTTCTGTAACTTAACAGCCTCATTGACAGCAGTGATAGAGCCTTCCTCTTCCATTTCAATAACGAAACGCCTTAGCATTTCCTTGTAATACTTTTCCTGTTCCTTAGTCAATGGTACTTTACGTGTCTGTATTATAGTATCGGGTAAATCAAAGCACTCATCACGAGAATACCTAACCGATGGTTGTAGTACATCCTTCACAATGTCCACTGACTCTGGTCTGGGTAGCCACTTCCATTGCCCTATCTTCATCATCACTTGGTCACGGAACGCAGTGTATGTGTTGGAACAGAACGGACTGTTGACTAACTTCGCTAACGCCCAAGCATCTGTTGGGTCATTAGGTGTTGGTGTACCTGTCATCAACCACAACCTTGTATTCCTATTACCTTCCATCCACTTACGGAATATCTTAAACCTATTAGTAGATGGGTTGCGTAGTACAGCAGCCTCGTCAACGATGATAAGGTCAAACATATCTTTCGCTTCCTCTGCTATGATATTAAATCCATCATGGTTAATGATGTAGAAGTCAGCCTTAGTATGTAGCAACTTCTTTCTACGTGCTGCTGTTCCGTGTAGTGTGACTGCAGTGCGATGTATAAAGCCTGTAAATATACTATCACCCCACACCCTTTCAAGTGTAGACAGTGGTGATATGATTAGACACTTCTTAACCTCACCTGCATCCATCAAGTAGTCAGCAGCCCATAGTGCTGACTGTGTCTTGCCAGTACCAATGTCATTAAGTACCAGTGCTTTCTTGTGCATGGTTAAGAATGCAGAGGTTAAGCGTTGGTGCTTGTAGGGAGTGAAATCGCCAACCCAGTCATAGTAATGTAGGATAGGTGAGGGTACTTTAATACCGAGGTTACGCAGTACCTTTACTTCATCAATCTTATGGGGTGCTACTACAATGTCAGTACCTTTAACTGTCATTAACTTTGCAGATGGTATGCAGTCAAGCACACGGTTAGGGTTAGTAAGTTTTAACGCAATAGCCTTGGCTTGTTCGACAACTACCACTGTACCTCCTTGGCACTAATGATATAGTCCTCGACTTCTTTAATAGTGTCGTCATCAAAGACCAAGAAGCACTTGCCACCTGCTGCTTCTATGTCCCTCATACACTTATCTTGTAGGGCTGTGGGTTTCTTAGTCCTGTCAGCCTTAGCCTCGACTCCTACTATCCTACCTTTAACTATTGCAAGCCTGTCTGGTATACCCGCCCTTCCAAACGGACCAGACTGTGGACTAAAGTACCATATCTTATACTTCTTAAATACTTTATCCAGTCGACTTTTAATCTTACCTTCTGGTGTTGTTGCCATTGTTCCTCCTCTTCACTTGTATTATATACTTATATTTACAGCAGTGTCAACTAAAGTTTTGCATAGTCACACATATGTTTCGCTGGACACCAAGGGCATAGCCCACTTGGCTTAGGTGGCCAGTTGTCATGCTCTGCTGACTCATAAATCCTGTTGATACGTGTCATCAAACGAGTCCACATCTCGTTAGACTGTTCACGCTTGTAAACTTCTGTGTCCATTGCCTTAGTCTTTAACCATATCAATGATGACTTAACTGTGTTCACCTTAGGGTAGTGCTTGAACACTTGTAGTGCAAACATCTCCATCTGTGTGAAGTCTGGTCTACGCTTACCTGTCTTCCAGTCCAGTACATAGGCCCTATCCTCATGGACAATCAACACATCAAGGATTGACCTAAGCCATGCGTCTGATGCAAACCAATCTGTTGGTGTTAAGTTTTCGTCAAGCGTCATCTTCTGCTCGGCTAGTAACTCACCGCCGATTGCCGCCTTCTCCATAGATACACACAGTCCCTCATACATCTTGGTCTCATCAGTCAATGGTGTCTTATCTCTAAGCCTCAACTCCAGTGACTCATGGACACGTTCACCATACATACTTGCCTCGCCCCCTTCATCTTGTACTTCCTTGTTAATACGCTGGTGCATATATCTTTTGGGGCAGTTCTCATACATCTTTAATGCCGAGAATGAATGTGCTAATTTCATTTGTCACCTCCAAAGAACTTGTCACACTTGCCCATGTATATTGTATGTACTACACCTGCTACATACCCTAGAACAAATACCATTGCTACACCTAGCCAACTTACTATTACTTGTATCATTTCTCCTCCTCAACAGGTTTAATTCTATATTCTCTATCTGTGTACCAACCTGGTGTGACAGTACAATCTTCCCAGTCAGCAGTATCTGGGTGTTCACAGCATAGATGTACTTTATGTTGCACTGTGTAGCCCTCTGCCCAAGCGTGTATCTCTCTAGCGTGTATATGTTTTTCCATTTACTCCTCCTACTTTGCTTCACTATAATTATTACCAAGGTCTGCTTCACAAGCCACTGGTAAATCCTTTGCCCAACTTGGGGGCTTAGACATTTCTTCAATCATAAATGCCTTTGCTTCTTCTGCTTCTTCTTCCTTAACCACTACGATAATCTCGTCATGGACTTGGAAAGATACATGGTATCGTTGCCCTATACGCACCATCTGCTCTGCAACTACGTTCCTTGCAAGGGCTTGCACTACATTCTCCACCACCTTACCACCATAGATGCGTGTCCAGTTATTACCTGCTATGCTGTCACCATTCGAGTGCTTTCTATACACTCGGGAGTCAGCAAGATAGGAGAACCCACCCGAACCTGCTCTTAATGCAGGGTAGTGAATACGCAAACCGTTCGGCATCAGTATGCCCTTGTGGTCATAGGACAGAATGTCGTTAATCTGCCCACTACCACCTGCTAACATGCCTGTAAGAACCGTGCCACATCTATTCCAAAATGCAACAATCCTGTGGTTCTTTTGTCTGTATAAATTTACTATTCGTTGTGCTTCAAACTCATCAACATCAACGGACAGCCCACCCATACCTAGTGCTAAGGTATCTTTAAACTTAGCATGACCCATGCCATAACCAAGACCTAGTATACATGTTTTACCTACGAACCTTTTAACTTTATCAGTCTTTTCTACCTTGTACCCATACACATCTGAAGCGAACTCACTGTACACATCACGCCCTTCTCTGAAAGCATCAAGCAAGTCCTCTTGCCCCGCAACATATGCTGTCATACGGGCTTCAATCTGTGATGAGTCACAAGCAACCATCTTATAACCTAGTGGTACAGTCAGTGACTCACGGATAGCACCATTACGAGGTAGGTTTTGTAGATTTAACTTGTCACCGCCAGAGAACCTACCAGTGTGAGCACCATAGTATTTAATCATGATAGGTAAGTAGCCACGCTTGGCTGTTTCGATTAGCCGTTGTGTTCTAGTCTCCTCTATGGTAGACTTGATGCCAAGTCTTGCCTTAACAAGGCTACCAACTTGGGGGTCATCATGTTCCAACAAGTTTAAGAAAGGTTTGTCAGTCTTAGCGAATGCATATGCTACCTTGCCTGTACGCAGGCTAGTCTTAGTAGGTACTTCCACCCCTAATGCCTCAAGTAACTTAGCAAACATAGCATTACTCATTAACACTTTCTTTACCTGTGCCTCACTGAACTGACCCATACCTAGGCTATCTATCAAGTCCGACTTGGCTTGCTTAACACCTATGATGTGGCGTTCTAATACATCAGAGTCAAGTACCACTGTTGGTTCGGTATACATACGCAACGTCTGGTCAATGATAAGTAACTCATGTGGTGGGAAGCCCTGCTTTAGTTTGTTGAATAACTTATAGGTTAGTTCAACATCTTGGATACAGTAGTCTGCAAAGTCTTGCATCTCTGGCTCACTGAAGTCCTCTCGTCGTTTACCTACTGTGTTCTCTACCTCTGCACCTTTCTCGCCTATACCATAGTAGTTTGCTAGGGCTTTCAAGGAACTACCCTCCGTCATCTGGTGCTTAGGTTTAGCCATACACATAGTATCAAACCAGAACTTAGGCTTAATACCG